GTCCATTTAGCCGTATGACTCCGAATCCCAATTCCCCCGAAGTGGATGTCCGAGCCTTTAATTGTTTTAAGTACGCAAGAGGTTGAAAGCCTGCCCTGGCTTTTACTTCAACATCGAACGGCACATTAACAATATCCTTGCCACTACCCCTTCCCACACATGCGCCCTGCCACCAAGTCGATAGGTACTCAGCTACTACGCGCTCTGTGCGGAAACCTCTGTGCTTCCTTGCTTGACTAGCCATTGTGCTCACCATCAGTAGGACATGATCCAAAGTAAAAGCAAGGACATTGTTCTTCTGATACGAGCTCTATTTGACTAGCCATTACAGATCGTCATAACAGATTCCACAGACCCACCATGCGAAGACTTCCATTAACTCCGATTCTGGTGTTGGATTCTCGCATCGTGAGCATTTGATTGTGTCTTCATCCATTAAGAGATCCTGCCAGATAACCTAGCCACAGTGAGCAGATTACTAACACAATAATTGCACCTGTCATTAGCTTATCCATTGACAGCACTGCACTTAGCACATTGCCACATTACTACACCATTAACAGGATCTGACGATATTTCAGCTAGTGCTTGTATCTGCACTGGCTCGTTGCACAGCTGACATGGCACAAAGGCTGACATAAGATCCAGCCATTCACCATTTATCTTGATACCAATGTTACCCATTAGCCTCTCGCTCTCTGTGGTTGCCATTTACCTACATTGTTTATCTCATACCAGATCGGTTCGCATTTACCTTCCATACCAGCATGTCCTAACAAAGGACATGCGTAGTGCGCCCATTCTTTGCCAGTCTTGGCCTTGCCTGTCTTCCAGACGCGATGCCCATGCGAGCAAGTAGGCACTTCAACTGCTTCAGCTGTGCCCATGATTGCAGCTACATTCTCCATAGCCTTGTCCAAAGTAACTGGTGCATCGACTACCTTCATGTACTCATTGACTGGCGTAGTCCAATAATCTTGCTGATCTGCTACAAGATCTTGTACAGGTGGCTTTACTACTTTTGTAGCAACTACCTTTTTCATTTCTTCGCGGCTTGGTCTCTTTCCTTTAGGAGCATAACCTGCATTTGCAAGCGCTCTGCCGATTGCCGAAGTCTCACAATTCTCAAGAGCTGAAGTCTGATTAACACCTCTGGAAGATACCGTCTCCTCAGCGTACCCTGTTGCCCATGCAACGCTATCACCAGCATCCTTATATAAATACGCCTTAACAATGTATCGAGTAGCCTCGACAACCTCCAGCTCTGTTGATATCCGAAACGCTGGATAGTCCTTAATAAACTTTTCAAGTCTTACCTCCACTGGCTCGTAATCGGCTAAATTAAACATAGAGTTCACTCTCTTCTGAGGCCAGTTGCCCAGCCAGTGCACCATAACTGCATAGATCAATCCAGTTATCTACATGCTGTGCAGATTGATTAGTCCTAGCCAGTTTAACTAAGACCATGATGCCTGCCACCTGGTAATCGTGTATCGGCATCTGTAAGTAAGCACTTAGCAGCATCGCTGTGTGCTCTAGGTTATCTGCTGGATGACCATAGGTAAGCCCACGATCTCTTATTGTGTCGGTGGCTGATTGTAGAATCTCTTTAGCAATCATTCTTCCCAGTATTCCTGACGGCTAAGTGATCGGCCTCTGTGCCAGCCTTCGCGCTGTCCTTTTTCATAGCCTGTCTTGTAGGCATCTACAGCTACTAAAATCATGCCAAAGATAATACCTATCAAGCAGATTAGTAATGCCTTTTCTTCTATCGTCATTATGTACCTATCTGTAGCCAGTGCCCTTGACTGGCTTACGATATTAGTGTGACACACCGACACGACATAATCGTGGATATTTGCATAACGATTTGATAACGGATTTAGGCGTATAACTTCCCGTAAAGGGTAAAAGATCCGTCCTTGTTAATAGGCACAAGCATTGGGCTTACACGATCTCCATGCGTTTCTATGACTGCCACGCTCATCTGCCAATTAGCACTGCCAGCCTTGAGATAAGAGGCTTTTTTCTTGTCCATGACATTCCCAGCCTCTAAGCCCCACAAAGTCCTGTACGAGGCTCCTATGCCCTCTGTGAAGGCACTAATGCCTGCCCTGTGGGTATGTCCGCAGACTACCGACTTGCCGAACTTTTTAGCCAGACCAAGTGCTGTAAGTCCAGCATTAGAATTCATCGATCCTTCATCGCCATGTACTAGAACCCAGCCCTTGTGGAACTCAAAGGGCTTTTTGTGGAATCGGATACCGAGTCCTGCAAAGTCCATAAACTTGGCGTACTCAAGCTCTGGGAGTCCAATAAGGCTAGGTGCTCGTAATAGCGTATTGTAAAGCCTGTCTGTGTGATTGCTGCGAGTGACATCTGTTGTGCCGAGGTCATACAGAATATTCTGTGCAAGGCTTCTGTCAGCATCTAGCGTGCCTTCCCATTCTAATTTAGTGCCCTGTGCCCAACGACTCTGTGACTGCATATCTAGCTCATCACCAGTATTTAGAATGAGGTCAAACTTCTCACGCTTTACTAACTTAATAAGATTCTTAACGGCTTGCTCGTGGTGATAGGGGATCTGTAGATCCGAGATAACCAGATAGCGTTTCTTAGTCATCGTCCTCATCTTCGTAATCGCCTAACCTCTCGGCTGGGATTTCATCTGGCAAGATCCAGCGAGGATAGGAAGATGGCTCAATAATAATAGCCAGGGCTAAGTCATCGGCAAAGCCTGCCCTAATTAGCGATCTATAGTATTCATACACGCCAATGCAATACGCATCAAGGGCTGTGTAGCCCTGCTCCTCTAGCTGCTTGGTTGCTTTTCTTGCCATAGCACAATGCTACCTGTCAAGCAAGATGTTATAGATCTCATCAACCCGCGAGTTTAGTCTTTTAATCTCTGATAGCAGATGAGTAATGACATAACCAGCAAGACCACCAATGACCCCAAGGGTAGTTAGATAGAATGTAAAAAAGTCACTTTGTGTCACTTCTTCAAGCCCAGTGCGCTGTCGTTAGCGTTGAGGTAACGCAAGATCGGTGGAATGACGGATGCAACACCAGCTGCAATAAGTGCCTTGGGATCTGTGACCCCTGCTGCTGCCATTGAGATAACTGCTACTAGAAAGGCTCTAGCCCATGAACCTGCTGCTGTCTTCAGTTCATTCATTACTTGCTCCTAACATAGGTACTTGAAAAAAAGCCCCATCATCGTCAGCTTCTTTCGAAAACGAGATGTGACAGTGTTGTGTGTGTTTGTTAGCCCCTGTGTATTCTCGCCATGCCCAACCTTTTTTGCTTGAGGCGATACGACCATTAAAGATAATGTAGGTAATTCTGCGTTCCTTTTTAGACTTGCATAAGAGACGAATCTGATCTGCAATATCTGGCATGAGATCTGGTTTGGACTTACCACTGACATCACGATCAACATCGATGGCACGAACCCAGCCCTCAGCATCGGGATTATGATCGCTAGGGCGAGCTGCGTGTCGGGTATCACCGATCCAGCCATCCGATGTGCGGTCACGACCTGGGAATGTGTCATCGAACTGTTCCCTAAGTTGCTGAGCAGCTTTACTTAGTTGAGGCTTCATGGTGCAACAGGAAACTCCGCAGCCTCTGCAATACCACCTTGGGCAGGTAGATCGCGTAATGCTTTACGATATGCAGCCCACTTGACCTTATCTGTTGGCGCATCTGTGTGCATTGTCCAGTCAGAGGCAAGAAGTTTGGCATTACGCCATAACCTAATTTGCTCCCACTTTTGCTCATTTGTTGCATCTAGAAAATCTAGGTTAAATTGAAAACTCATAATTACACCGCCTCGTAGGAGAAACTAAATTGTAGCTCATCGCCTGTGCCCCAAGTAAATGGCACTGTTGCATTAACATTTTGAACCGTTGCATAAGTTGCAGATGCATTTATTGCCACTAAAATTACTGCACTTGAGCTTGAAAGTTGAACCATACCTAAGTAATTTTGTATGCCAGCATCTAACATTCTTACATTGCCAATAACTGTGTTAAGTGCTGTATTTGCAGTACTAGCACCTGTGGGAACGCTAAAAGTCATTGTGCCCGTAACGCTCGTAGTACTGCCAAAGACTAGCTGTAACGAAGCATTTACAAACTTGCCAATTTGCGTAAACTTGCCAGTCATCGTGCCGTTGCCTAGTGTTAAGTTTGTCAGCGTAGGCGTCCATGAGGAATAAGTAGTAGTTGTCGATGAAGCAAACGCAAAAAATATTGCTGCACTAGAACTTGTAAAATAAAGCACTCCACCTTGATTTTGTGAAAGGGCAAGGGAGTTAGCTGTGCTTACTGTGGCAGTGCCCGCTGTGATCGTGCAGACTCCTGCACCACGATTCTGGATTGTCACAATATCTCCTGCTGCAAATATTGCATTATTTACTGTGATCGTTGTTGCACCTGCATTTGACATGGCAACAGTACTGCCAGCGTCAGCAGCCAGCAGCGTATAACTGACTATCTTTGCTGTTGTATCTCCACCAAGCATTGCTGTTTGTTGCAGCGATGTCATCTGTGCAGCACTCAGCACTTGCCCTGTTGTGAAGGTTTGCTTTGCCATGATTTCTCCTTAGTAACTTAAAACGCTAGTGTCTAGAATACCGTATAATGCCGAGTTTAAGATAAAGCCATCGATAATTGGCTCAGCTGTGCCGAGTCTTGTCTTCCATGAATTAGGCGTAATTGAGTGCGATACATTAAATACCTGCACTGTCTTAGACAAGGTTGTGTTGTTAGGCTGTGTCGTAGTAACGCTGATAGGACTAAAAAAGTCAAGCGATAGACCAGCAACAGTGCCAGCAGTGTAATTATCTTGCTGTAGATCTAGGGTCAGTTCATCGACTCGACTAGTGGTGTCTTTACGAGAGGCTATAAAGGCTTGGGCATAATCTAGGGCTACAGCGTCCGTCTCCATTAGCAGGCCAGATTGGTTATAACTATGGGTAAAGAACTTGGCAATAGAAGCTGCATCTGATGCAGTCTGCACTGAGCCACCTGTACGAGTGACTGTAGCAAGGTTATAAACCTGTGTATCGTCAAAGACCCATTTAACATCAAAGTAGCCAATAGCTGTGCCATTATCATTAAACACTACTGGCGTGCCTGCCACAGATGAGACAGTTAGGTTTCTGTCTTGAAAGGCTAGACGGCCTGAGTGATCCATATAGATTGCGCCATACTCAGTTGTAGCGCAGGTTTGCAAGGCTTGTAGGGCGGTGCGTTGAGTTGCTGGATCTGCTTGTAGTGTCGTTAGTCCTGTGTCAATGTCTCGCAAGGTAGCAGGCCAACCGATTGTGTCAAGGATCTTAATAATGCGAGCCCCAGTAGTCTCGCCTGCAACAGCACCAGTAACTCCGAAGAATTGTGCATTCTGGAATAGACGGAAACCATCTACAGCTGTGATAGTTGTGTACACAATATCGCCGTTAAACTTAGGCGTAGAAGTGTTATAGCCTGTTATGTACCCTGCAAACATTGGGTAAGTTACTCCCTCATAAGTTGCAGTAATAGTTATTTTACGCATGGGATTTAAGAAAGTGTAATAAGGAGATCCCGTGTTTTGCGGATTAAAGTCGCCATTCTGATCCAGCAGGCGAATAGAAGCTGTGCCTGTCTGAAATTGCTCAGAGGAGATATTGCGTCCTCTAGTTGTGTTGACGCTATCTAAAAGGTCAGAGACATCTACAATTAGGCTAGTTGCTGAATCAGATAAAATATTGCCACTGTCTAATTCAGATGTATCTAAAATAAAAGGAAAGCCAAAAATTGCTCCCGTTGAGAAGTCAATAATTACATTAACAACTGGTCTGGTCATAGTGACCCAGCGTAAGTAAGTAAGTCACCGCGCTTGTTGAGACTTATAACAGCATCTTGGATCATAGTTGTTAGTTCATCTGGATTAGCAATAGTGCCAGCATTGACTATGACAGTTACAGCTTTAGTAGGAGATGTACCGCCTGAAGTCATGCCTAACATGGCTGGGTTAAAGGCGTTGTAATTACCTGCCATGTCTATTCGTCCGCCTGAAGCAAAAATGCTTGGAAACAGAACAGGCGATGATCCTGGAGTACCACTAGGACTTTTATTAGGATCACCTAAAATAGGTGCAGCGTGAGTTGTCATACTGCCGCCAGTGCCAGCACCGATAACCCCTAACAACCTTATAGCCTCATTTAGGTTAGCCAAGTTAATTAGATCTTTAGGCAGGATTGCATCAAGAATTGACTTAATATCCTTTAACTTTACTTCTTGACCAGCAAGAGCACCAATTATCATTAAGTCTGCATTGAGTTTCTTAGTTGCAGCAGTAATCGCTGCCACATCCTGAGATGCTATTGCTTCTTCTAGTGCAAGGATAGATTGCTTAACTTCTAGGCGAGCAAGGTCATTAGTGATCTGTAGCAGTTGTGCCTGGCTAGTTACCTTACCCAGTTGCTCGGCTGCGTTCTTCTCAGCTGCTGCAAGGGAGATCTTCTCCATGTCAAAGACATCGCCACCCTTACCGAGGGCAAGGTTAGCCTTGTCAATGGCTGCCTTGAGTTGCTTGGCCTTGAGCTGCTTTAATTCCTCAGCTGTAAGTTTTTTGCTTGCCTTCAGCGTTGCAGCTGTATATCTAGCTTCTAGCTCTGCAAGGTGTGCCAAGCCTTCTGCTGGGTTATTAGCCGAACCTTTATTAGCAGCATCAAATAATTTAATCGCTAGTCCGATATTGGTGAATCCAAAAAGTCTTTCTATTTGCGTAATTGCACCAGTAAAAGCAGCTGGAAGAGCTGGTATGTTTTGTATTGCTTCAATCATTAAGCCAATGCCTTGGATTGCTTTAGAAATTTGGGTAGCAAAGTTTTCCATGTCTGTTGCTAATCCTTCAACATTGCCATCATCGCTTAATCCTTTAAGTGCGTTGATTAAGCCTTGACCAATAATCTCTTGCACATTGGCTGATGCAACGCCTAACTTATCAATCGAGCCTTGAAAGGTATTAGCAGATGCAGTGGCAGACCCAGCAAAAGTCTTAGATAACTCTGCTGTGATATCTTCAAATGACTTAGCCTTTAGATCAGCCTTTGAGATGCCTACACCCAATTTAGAAAGTGCTGTGTTATTTCCTAGGTAAGCCTTAGATAATGCAGATGTAACTGAGCCTAAATCTTTGCCAGTTGATGCACTAATATCCAGTGCAAGTTGTAACAGTCTTTGAGACTCGGCAGTATCTTGTGTGGCTATGGCTAGCTGCTGATAAGCGGGTCTAAGGTTGTCATCCAGCACTCCAAATTCTTTTTGAAGTTTTTGGATAAATCCTTCAGAAGCAGCAGCATCTCGACCAAGCCCGACATTCTTTAGAGCCAGTGCTAGTTGCTTTTGTGCTTTCTCATCAGCTGCTGCTGCTTTAATTGAAGCCTTACCAAAGGCTAGGATCTGCTGTGTACCAAAGGCAACACCAAGAGTCTTAGCCAGACCTTTAATATTTTTAGTTAATTTATCTGATGAAGTCTCAGCCTGCTTAAAGGCTCCCTTGCCAGTAAATTCTGCTGCAATGTCAATAACAATATTGGCCATGACTATCCTCTCGCCTTGGCAGTTGCATTTAGTTTATTGGCTGCTGTCTGGATCGCTGCTAGCACTGACTCTCTAGCCTTGCCTTGGTTTTCTTCATAAGCACGATACAGAGCGCGACCTTCCATCTTGCCATCGCCTTTCATGCTTTGCCCATACTTGTTATTTTGATTCTGCACAAAGCGACTGCTAGGTGTCTTACGACCCATAGTTTCATAGATCGCTCCAGCTGCGGTCTTGTTAAATACGCGAGCAAGGGATCTAAAGCCTCTGCGATTGGGCTTACCAGGTGATGTCTTGTAGCCAACGCCAGCCTTAACCTGTCGAGCAGAATAGGTAGGGAAACGACTCTGAGAGTTTTCTCTAGGCAACCATCCGCTAAGCACTGAGTTGTCATCTGGAAAGTAACCCTTGGCAGTTTTAGTAATCGGCTTCAATGCGCCAGCAATTTCTTTCTGGGTTTCTTTTGCTAGATCAGGAGTAAACTTGCGCAGAGCCTTGCGGAGTTCAACGGCGCCCTTTACGCTTGCTGGCATCGTCCACCTCCTTGGCTTCATCCTTTAGACCTTGGACTAGAGCATCTAGCATGGTCTTATCTAGTTCTAACAATTGCTGTGGCGCGATCCCCAACCTAATGCTTAGCCTAGCGATTAGGTAGGTGAATGGTTGATCGCGCTTTAAGCTAAAGGGTCAGA